ATGTTCAAATTCTTACCAACTTTAGAGGAAATCGCCGAAACTGATATCGACCAGCTCATGACCAGATGCGTCCTTGATGCCTTCCTGAAGATGGACATGAAATCTCAAACACTCATGAAAGAAGCCTTCAATGAGAATGATCATATCGCCCTCGAAGATTACAAAGTCAGCGGATTCAACAAGACGCAATGGAAAGGCAAGCTCTTCTACAACTTATCATTCAAAGTTGGCCAGTGCATTGCACAACATTCAAAGACCAAGAACATGGTACTCAAATTCCATTGCTACGTTGTAGACAACATCCTCCGCAACTTCAGAGGAAAAGGTTATCTTTATGCATCAGGGAAAGCCGACGCTGAGATTCAGAAAGAGATCGATGAAATCTTGCAACAGTGCACAGCGATGTTCCTCAAGTTTGGCGAGAATGACTTCACAGAGTTTGATTCGACTCAAAATCAGCTCATGCCACTCCTGTGTCTCAAGATTCTCCAATACTATTCTGGCATGCAAACGCCACTGATGGAGACTTATCGGAACCAGCTGGCTGCCAGGATGATAGACATTCCTGGAGTCATAAAGATGCTCGTCGAGTGGATGAAGGATTCAGGTGAAGTTGCAACTTTGCTTTTCAACACCATCTGGAACACAGTCTGGGTCTCTTTCATTCTAGACATCAAAGGCATCGTTCTCGGAGCCTTCAAAGGCGATGACAGCGCGATAGTTGCAGAAGACATCAAGATCAACAAGACCAATATGGAATTGCTTGAAAGCTGTGGACTTAAGACCAAACTCTTTATCTCAGAAAGCCATTGCTCATTCACCGACATGGTTCTATGTAGAGAGGGATGCGTCCTGGACGTTTGTCGTAGAGGTTCGAAGGTTCTTTCGAAAACCTTCAAACCTCGCGACGACCAAGCCAAGAAGCAAATGATGGAATCCGTCAGCGACATTATTGGCTCTAGAGTCATTAATTTCGCTGGGCAAATTAAGTGTGAAAGGATTTGTGGGCAAGTTTTCGGTGTAGAACTCTCCCACAACTTCATGAACGCTCTCATTTGCATTGCCAAAGGAAAATTTGGCTCCGAATTCTACTCAGACAAGACCCTCAACATAGTTTTCTCTAAAAATCTTAAAGAGGATAATTAGTTCGTTTACAGATAATCATTTCAACTTTTCCTTATTTTCCAAGATGACAACCATCAATGATGACTCACAAGCATCAGCTGAAGTCAAACCAGCGCCACTCTCGTCCAGCAATCTTCAAATCGCTGGCGAATCTGGTTCTCGCTGGTATGATTTCAGTGAAGCTGCAAGGATATCTTCCGCAGTTTGGGATCGAACAATTTCTAATACTGATGATTATCGATACGGTGAAGTTCTTTTTGCTGTTAACTCTAATCCTGCGATCCAACCTGACTCGAGTCTTCCTGCAACTATGTCTAGCATACTCACCGCAGTCTTCCAACAAATGGTTTTCACTTGCATCACTTATGAGATCATCTGTTCAAAGGGATCCCTCACTAACGCCAAGTTCATTCTGGCTTTCATCCCTGGAATGTCTCTTACAGAATTCGAAGAGCTACCAAGGGCTCAGAGACTCAACGTCTGCGACAGGCAAAGCCAGAAAATTATCTTCTCTCCGAATCCGAATCAAGCTCAAGTTTTGAATGCTTATTGGTCTCATGTTACATCAATCGCCAAGACCGATGAATCCCAGGGCGTCGTTGCTCTCTTGATTTATCAGCAAGTTGTGGCCAACATTGCAGACGGAGGTACCAACGAGATCAGGCTTACATGCCGTATGTCAACTGAAGGTTTGAAGCTCAGATATCCAATGCCTCCAGGCACTACTGATGTTGATAATTCATCTTA